AAAAACTATGTTAGGTGGTTTATTAGACAATGATGAAAAGAAATATCTATCTGATAAATTTTATGATGACTTTAAACCATTTACTCCTTTATTAGATTCAGATAGAAATTGGATTTTACCACTCTATCAAATATTTGAAAACAAAAATTTAGACTGTTGGTGGGTAAAGTATTTACCAATAGTTGAGTTTAAATCATTCCATAAATCTTAATGCCAAAATGAAATCCTTATTTTTACAAATTCCCCAAGAAGTAGGTTACCTAACTAACTATGGTATATTAGGAGTGTTTGCTATTCTAATGATTGGTATTATTTACTTTATGGGTAAACAATTCTTTGTATGGCATAGGAAGAATGAAACAAGAATAGTAGAGTTAGAAAAGAGATTAGAAACTTATCTTGTTGAGGATAGAAGCACATTGATGGAAACACTTACATCTAATAATCATGTTATAGAAAACAATACAGCTCTAATGAAAAAGCTATTAAACTTAGTTGAAAGATTAGAAAAGAATAATTAAGATTAAGTTGAAACTATGAATAAAAATTAAGATATTTGTTAAAATTAACAAATATCTTTTTATGTTAAACTCAAACGATGTTCAATTTAAATTGCAGAATGCATTTTTAGATTTAGAATTTGAAGAAGGAAGACATTTATACAAAGTAAAAAATAAGTTGCTTACTTCTACAACAGGAATGATTAAACAACATACTCCTGATTTTAATGAAAAAGAAGCTGCAGGAAATACAGCAAGAAAGCTACAAGTTAAAACAAGTGAGATACTCTTAGAGTGGAAAAACAAAAGAGAAAAAGCAGCACATCAAGGAACTAAAGTACACTTGTTTGCAGAGAACTATATTGTTGATAATGAGTTAGTTCCAACTTGTAAACAAGAAGAAGCAGTTAAGAAATTTATACATGAAAATATACTATCAGGTAAATATACAGTATTAACTACTGAACTTAAAATGTATTCTGAAAAGTATGGATATGCTGGTACATCAGATTTATTGTTATGGGATAATGAACTTGAAGAAATAGTTATAGCTGATTACAAAACTAATTATGATTTAGATAAACAGTATGGTTATCTTTTAGAACCATTTAGTTATACTCCAAATACTCCTTATTGTAAGTATCAAATTCAATTGAGTTATTATCAGATACTCTTAGAAGAAATAGAATTGTATGCTAAACAAAGATTGATAATTTGGTTAAAGACAGATGGAACTTATGAACTGAGAAATTGTAATGATTTTACTACTATATTAAAAGATTACTTACAACAATGTTAATTAAAGAAGTCATACAAAGAATACAAGCTTTATATTCTAAAGGTGTTAAATCTGATGATAGCAGATTAAGTTCAAGACATATTTACAGCAAACTTAAATCTATTAGAGGAAGATTACTTTATGAGAAAGTAAATAAAAGACAATTCATTGCAAGTATTAACTATCAAGTATTGCCTTGTGTAGAACTTGTAAAAGCACCTATATCAGAATGTCCTTGTATTCCTCCTCTTGGATGTTGTATATTTAAAACTAAATATCCACTTCCTAAACCAATATCAGGTATAAGTGGACACATCATTAAAAGTGTTACATCTTTAGATGGTAATATAGTTTACTCAGAACTAACTTGGCAGGATAAAAAATATAAACAGTTTGATAAATATACTTCTCATAAACCTGATTATTTTATTTCAGGTGAGTATCTTTATGTGACTGCAAAGAATGATGCAGAAGTAATCAGAATAGAAATATTATTAGAAGACCCAGTAGAAGGATATACTTATCCAATGTATTGTCCTGATGTAAATAATTCTTGTGAGTCTGTATTTGATAAAGAGTTTCACTTAGATAATTCAATGTTAGATGCAGCTGTTGAGTTAAGTGTACAAGAACTTATAGCTGTATTTAATCAGGCACAAGAAGATTCATCTAATAATACAAAAGATAATCCAGAACAAACAACTAAGTAAAATGAGTAAAGGAAAAGTATTAGAATCAATACAGACAGCATACAAGAATTACTTTAAGAAATCAGAATTTAAAAGAAAGCTTACTAAGACTGAATACCTTAAACTCTTAAATGGGTTCAATGATTTTATAATGGAATCTGTATTAAAAGGTGAAACAGTTTATTTACCAGGCAAACTTGGAGCAGTACAAGTAGTAGGTAAAAAAAGAAATATAAAAGTTACTGATTGGGGAATATCAGGGTTATCAATTAACTGGACAGAAACTAAAAAGTTATGGGAATCTTGTGAAAAATCTAAACTGCAGCAAAAGAAAATATATAATTTTAATGAGCATAGTGATGGTATAGGATATAGATTTATGTGGTCAAGGACAGCAGTAACATTAGGTAATAAATACTTTTATACTTATTGTCCTAACAGAGAGAGTAAAAGAGAATTAGCTAAAAGAATAAGAGAGGGAACTGAATATCTAATACTTGAAGGAAGAGATGCTCTACATACTAAATCATTAAGAGCTTTAAAAGAACGTAAACTATGAGTAATGAAGTTACACCCTATGTATCTGTAAACAGAATACTTGGTAAACTTAGAAGAGATTTTGGTTCATTAGAAAATATAAATGAATCAGATGTTATTGAATGGACTGCTGAAGCTTTAGAAGCTATTGGTGCCATTACTCTTTATGAAGAAGCAGTTGCATTTATAGAGGTAAGAAATCATCAGGCTTCTCTTCCTAATGGACTACATGCTATTATACAAGTAGCAAGAAATATATGTTGGGATGATATAAGAGAATGTGGTCTTTGTCCATCTGATGTACTTAACCTATCTGAAGAAGTTTCATCTTTAGCACCACTTCCTGCAGCTATACCTGTACCTATTGATTGTGATGGTAAACCACTACAAGAATATGACTTAGCATATTATAGACCATATTTTGATTTAAGAGATGAGGTAGGATATTATGCTTCATCTTATTTGTATAATAATTGTTTTTCAGTTATAAGACTTTCTAACCATACATTTTTTAATTCACTTGTATGTTCTAATCCTGACCAGGATAAATTATATAATGCAGGTTCAGGAGTATTTGATGAATACACTATTATAAATGGAGATACTATTAGATTTTCTTTTGAGAAAGGTCAAATAGTATTATCTCATGTAAGACAAGTTGTTGATGAACAAGGTTATCCAATGATACCTGACCACTATGCTTATACTACTGCTATTACTAAATATGTAGTAATGAAGTTAATGGAAAGAGAGTTTTATGCTAACAGAGAAGGCTCAGTTGGAAAACTACAAAAAGCAGAACAGGATTGGCATTGGTATTGTAAACAAGCTCGTAATAGAGCTATGATGCCTAAAGGTGTTGACCAATGGCAGAACATTCTTGAACAAAGACAATATATGTTACCTCGTATGAATAGGTACTATGGATTCTTTGGTAAAATGTCCAGACCAGAATCTCGTAAATTTAATGACCCTGACTTTAGAAACTACTTTAGAGGATATTATAATTCTTATATCTAATGAATAACAACGTAAATAGACCACATAAGGGTATGATGCAGGATGTTAATCCTGTTGACCAACCTAAAGAATCATATAGATATGCACTTAATGCTGTCAATGAAACAAGTGAAGGTAACAGAACTATGTTATCTAATGAAAAAGGAAATGAAGAGTGCTATGATTTATCTCCTGGATATTATAGAATTGGTAAGGTCTATACTAAAGATAATGAGATAGTTATATTTAGTACTGATGGTACTAATAGTGAAATAGGTATAGTTAGGAATTGTGAATATACTGCTTATGTAAATTCTGAATGTTTAAACTTTAGTTTAGAATATCAAATAGATGCAACATATAGATTAAGAAGAGGTTGTGAAACAGTAGTGTACTTTACTGATAACTTAAACTCAGTAAGACAAATTAACTTTGCTAAGTTAGAAGATTATTATAGTGATGCTTATATTGCATACTTAGAATCTCCTATACCTCTTCCACCATTTACAGGTGAGAAGTGGAATTGTG